TAATTAATTAAAAAATAAATAAATAAAAGTAGGTTTATCCTACCATTCGTCTGTAATTACTTCTGCTTCTTCTTCTTCTTCTTGACCAGTAGCAGATTCAACTGGCATATCTTCTTGTTCTAATGTTTTAATTTCTTCATCAGTTTTTATCTCATGATATTCTTGATCCGCAGCAAAATCATTTGCTACAGTTTCTACAACATCATTAGACTCTTCTTCAGTAGTATTAGAGTTCGTATGAAATACTTTAAAATACGGTTCTCCTTCTACTTTATCAAAATGAAGATAATTTTCTACACTAGTTTCTAATCCTAGTGAGTTAGCTATAAATTCATAAGTTCTCTTATCAGAAAAACTAAATGATTTATTTACTCTAAAGAATTTCATTTCTGGTTTATCCTCTAGAGAAGACATTAGAACTATATCACCTGTATCAGTATCTTTACCGAAAGTTACAAATGATTCATTTCCATCTTCAGGTTTAACTAAACCTAAGCTATCTACAGCAGCTTGGTTAAAAGTTAGTTTACGACCTGAACCTTTGCCTGCAAATGCAGACATTGTTACTACAGGAGTTTTAAATTTTTCCTCCTTCTTTTTTCTTTGTACGGGTACTCCCCAATTGATTCCCATGGTTTTACATTTTATAGGGTTAATAAATACATTTTAATAATACTCGTTAATAGCCTTATCTACGATAGTTAAATCATTAGAAATATGTTCTTCTTCAAACATATCTATAGGCGTTTTACAAGTATCCGAGCCATTAGTAGTTGTTCTAAATACATGTTCGTTAGGTTGGCCAGGAGCACGTTTAACTTCACAATAAAGAACTATAGAACTAAAGCTCTCAGGTACAAATCTTTCAAGCTGCTTACCTTGTACAGCTACTCTTTCTATTCCAAATCCTGCATCGTCATAATGAACTTCAGGATGAGCAAATAGATAGACGTGTAAATCATCTCTAACTTTGTCGTTAATGATATTCATTAAGTCATACATACCGCCAGAAAATTTACCCCATTTCTCGAAACCTTTAGAAGCTCTGAATGATTTACTCATAACATGGTCAGTCATAATTCTAGACCAAGTATCAATAATAAAGGTTTTAACTTCAGGTTTGTTTTTGTGGACATCTTTCAATGCGTTGATGACTTCATCAATATTAGATGATTTTTTGTAGTTGCCTTTTTCCTCAGAATATTTTTCTTCAAACTTTTTAAAAGGCAGAGGTTTCTGATCCGTGTTCATAATAAACGTTTTACTTGGATCTAGATTTCTTAATGACGTAGACTTACCCATACCAGATTTACCTACGATAAATACTAATTTTCCCATATAATTTTTCTTGTTTTAAGCTTAATAAATTTACTAATTTTTGTTCGATTTAGCAAGTATTTCGTGCTTCACTTTTACACTCTTTTTCTTGCGTTTTCCCCAGTATTCACCACGTAAATAGGGGTATTCCTCTTGTACTTTTCTAGACGCTCTAGCTATAGAATCTAGATAAGGAATTTTGCGATTACTCATGTCTTTTAGAAACTCTTTTGCTGATTTAATATCTACATCATATTCAATATATTTTAAATATTTATAGTATAACATCTCATTAGAATCTCTACATTTTGGTGAATGAGTTAGAGTTAGTTTTACCCACTCTCTAAAATCCATTATCATACTTGGTTTCTTTTTAAGATGGCATCTAATAATGTAGGATTTGCTCTTATGTCAGAAGCTTTTGGTAGTTCTTCAAACTTACCTACAGCTCCTTGAAAGTGAAATCCTATAGATAAACTATCCATACCATCACGATTTTTTAATATATGTCCAGAACGATAATTTCTTCTTAGAGGTCTTGTACCGTCTAAGATAGGGTACCCTCTATGAGTGCCCATACCATAACGAAATGGATTAAATAACGCTACTACAGTGTTTGCATCCTCCTGTGTAGCTCCTGTGTCTTTAAAATCAGATAGCTGAGGTTCTTGTGAATCTTGCTTTTTACGATCCATACCTTCGATACCTCTATTAAACTGACTTACTACCACGGGACTAAATTTAAATGTATTCCTAAAGAACACTAACATCTTAGAAGCTCTATCAATTGCTTCTTTTTTAGTAGAGTCTTTTTTATTCTTATCTATCAGACTAATATGATCTATAATTATAAGTGTAATAAGATTAGGATTGTGAGGAGTATATTTAGTAACAACTTTTTGTTTGTTTCTTTCTACTTTACCTCTACTCTCAGCATAATTCATTATGTCACTATATAAATAATCAGGATTAAGACTGTTTCTAAAGAATAATACTTCATCTTGCATTACATCAAAGTATTCTTTATAAGTTGGAATAATATTTCTTATTTCTCTTGGTAGCTGGTGTATACCTCTGCTAAAGATTTCATTTACATTAGTTAGAATACCATGGTCTTCCCATATTTTTCTAGCTATGAATTTTGCAATCTTTACAACAGGGTCTATCTCTAGGGAATAATAGATAATTTCTAAAGTATAAAAAGGATTAGTTTGTGATCTTAAATAATCATAGGGATTAAATACATAAGCTTCGTCAACAATTGCAGTTTTACCTGTACCTGTTGCACCACCCCACGTATCATATCTTCCTTGTTGAACTCCAGCAATAAACTTATTAAGTCTATTAAAGCCCATAGGAAGTCCCACATTTAATCCTTGTATTCCTCTTTCAATTTCTACTTGTAATTCTTCCCAAACTTTTCTTTTTCCCATATCAAATTGCATCTACGTGGTCACCTGAATTCTCAGTACCAAATTTTGTAATAAATACTTGCCAACTTTCCCATCTAGAATTATTGATAACTACTTCTAGAGCAGGCAGAAATTGTAACTGACCTGCTACTCTTTGTTTTTCTACAAAAGCTCTAGTAGCATCTACAGCTAGTTTATGTTCTACTTTAGAGGTAACTTTAGTAAGATATTTCTTTTCTAATCTTTTACCTTCTACTGTATCAGAACTTCTAGGACGTAGCATTCTGTTTCCAACTTTCATAGGATACTCATTAAAAAAGTCTAGAAAATTTATAGCATCAGAACGAATGTCTAATAATTTAGCAACATTCTTTGTACTTATAGTAGTATCTGTAAACTTTGTGTTTTCTTTACAAGCCAAGATAAATTTAGTATCTATCAAAGAATTTCTAATAGATATTGCATCATCATGACTAAATAATTTTTTAGTTTTTTCCCAATCTTTAAAGTACAGCAAATATAGTAAAACAAACTGATTCGGGCTAATTTTATTCCTCGAAAGTTTATTAAGATCTAACATCATCTTTCTCTTTATTAATATGTTCAACAAATTCGTCTAAAGTAAACTTGGTTACAAATTTAGGATTAACTCCATTCATTCTTTTGTTTAACCATTTTTCTTCCTGAGTATCAGGAGTATATAAGTTTATAAATAAAGCTTGTTTACCAGGTATATGTCTTACTACTCTTCCTAGCTGTTGTATAAATGTTAAAGCGGTAGAATTACTACCTGCTACAATACCTATAGAACATTCAGGAACATCTAGCCCCTCATTTAACGCTTTACATGTGTTAATTATTCTTACTTTAGTACGTTTATCTTTAAAAGTTTTCATTACTGTATCTTGAGACTTCTTAGTAAGTTTACTATGAAAAGTCATTGATACATCTCCCAATACTTTTTGCAATGAATCTGCAAAACTAGTATTAGCACTAAAGGTAAGGCCATTTCTGTCAGGAAACAAATCTACAATAGTTTTTACTGCAGAAATTTTGTTAGAATTATTCAAACAAAGTTTTTTTCTAGATCTCATAGAATTATAATAAGCCGCAGCTTTACCTCTTTCGATTACATCACTAGAAGAAATCCATACTTTAGCAGTTTTAAAAGAATCTCCTCCTCCTAATTGCATAGCATAATATCTAAAATTATTATTAGCTTTTTTATAAGCATCTCCTTCTTTTTTATCAAAAGGAACTTCTATATTATAAATCTTATAAGGTGAAATCCAATCATTCTTTAAAGCTTCTTCAATACTAATAGTATCAAATACTTTTATATACTTTAAAATAATATCATGAAGTCCGTCTTCTCTTTGTAAAGTAGCAGTTAAACCTAAAATATATTTATAACCACACTGTCCAAATATTCTTTTAAACGTTTCTGCTGCATATCTATGAACCTCATCTAAAATAAGTAGATCACATTCATGATTCTTTTTTACAGCAGTATTAATAACATAAACTTCTGCTATAGTAATCTTGTTTTTATCTAATTCTTTTTCCCACTGTTCTTTAAGAGTTATTGTAGGAACTACTACTAACACAGATTCTATATCTTTGCGTTTAATCATTCCTATTATAGCTCTTATAGCAGTATAAGTTTTACCAAATCCCGTAGGATACTGAGCAATACCTCTAAAAGAACATTCACTCCATTTACGAAGTCCCAGTATTTGTCTCTTGTCTCTGTTCATTATATAGTTCTTTTAATACATTTAAATTACTTACTAAAAAAGTTCTTGCTGCTCCTCCTACACTAAGTACTCTAATTTTTTTTCTATATTTATTTAACATATCAAATTCTTGTGTAGTCAAATGCATTATAACAGTTCTTAATCTTTTATGTTGGTTTATACCACATAAACTTTCTTTGCTAACAGCTTCCCAAGGAAAAAGAGCTCTTTCTTCTTTAGTATTTTGTAAAAAACCAGGATCTTTTTCAAGATTATAAGCCATATCTTTAGCATGAAGCATAGTTGTT